TAATACTTCCGACGACGAAACTCAGGATGATTACGCGCTAAGAACGGAAGTTATGACACGAGATCGAGCAGAAGAAGCGGGTCACGATGAAGCATCGGAAGAACAAAATCTACATCAAGGCGGGTCTGTAGAACAGGAGGTTAATTTCGGAAAAGATGAAGATGTCCAAGAAGAAAAAGAACTTCCTGATCCACCTCCAGGTGCTACTCCAGAAGAAGTAGCAGATGATATCCCTGCGTATCTTTCTACCGGAGAGTATGTTCTCCCCGCTAACGTCGTAAGATATATAGGTCTTAAAAGTATCACCGGGATGCATCAACGGGTTCTCCATGAGCTTCAACAGATGGAAGACTTGGGTATAATTAATAATGTTGATCATAACGGAGAGATAGAAGATGACGATGACGAAATGGTGTATAAGAAAAAAGACTCTAAAGAGATGGAAGGAGACATCCACGAAACTATTATTATCTCTGCTCGACCTCAGGGACTGATGAAGCCAGCACACTATGCTGACGGCGGGGATGTCTGGGTTCCGGGTGTAGGGTTTGTGAATAAAAAAAAAGGGATAGATTCTAACGTACAAGATATAGAAGGGTACAAAGTTCCTCAAGATCATCGTACGTCTTTTAAAGACGTACCTCAAGGCCAAGACGCATCTTGGGAGACAGAAGAAGAGAGTAGGTATGTAGGGGTACCCAATTTTAGCGATCCTGGATGGGGAGGGAAAGATCCCTTCGAGATAATGTGGGAGGGTGGAAAATTTAAGGATAAAAATAATAGAGTATCATATCACGGGGGTGCTAAGGCTTTTATAGAAGATATAAAGAGTGTAATTCCTGGTCCGGCAGGTGTAAATCTAGTAAGTAAACTTAAAGACCATTTAACAAATCTGGCGGGGCAGGATGCTGGAAGCGAATTTGGCCCTATCGGTGGGTGGAGACTTAAGGGTCGTAATCAAGTATCGTTCTTAGATAAGAAGGGTAATAATATCCCTGGATTTGGAGGATTTAATCTAACAAATGCGGAGGTAGAAGCATTAGGCGGGCAAGAATTAGATGACTTTAGAAGCTGGCAAAATAAGGACTCTTCAGGTAATATGATCTTGGTAGACACCGGGACAGGCGGTCAGTGGGTGAATGAAGCTTGGTATAAGGACCAGACTGCAGGAGAATATACCCCAACGTACAATCCGTATAAACGGTGGGATGAAATTTCGTCACCAACTGTTGGCCCCGATACGATGCGGTTTAATCTAGACTGGGAGAAAGCTGGATCTAGTCCAGGTGAACTAGATATTGCAATCGATGAAGCCAACTGGGAAAACACAGATTACTATGATCCTCCAGAAAGAGAGTATGATGACGAGCCCTTTGGGGGGAAGAATCTTGAGTTTTCAAAAGGCGGCTCCGTTAATAAACTAGCTCCAGGAGGGATGATGTACAATCCTGCCTCTGGTTTTCGAGCCTTGGCTGCTTCTTCTGATCAAAATAAATCTACTAAGATAGGAAGATACAATCCAGATAGAGCAGAGCGACACATTATAAAGGGACGTGATGGTGACTATGACGACTTTTATGTTGAAAGCATTCTTAGAGAACACAATGTACCTCTAAATACGTATGGGGGTGATGGGGGTCCGGCTCCTCTAAATACCGCTGTAGAGTATTTGCAAAGCGGGTCTTTAAAAGAAACTCACCCCGAAGCGGTTGCAGCCGTGCATGATCTTCTTGAGAGACGAGCAAACAGAAGCGGAGGCGGTCTTCAACCTAAGCAGGTTTATGAAAAATTTGGTCCAGATGTAACAAATAGAGAGGCGTTACAGTACTACTTTGGGGCTGATCTTAAAGCGGATCAACGATATAGTGGTGGGAATCTTGGTGGACCGGGTATATGGCCGGGTGACGTTACACATGGCGGCAGGGAACATTTATATAGCTTTTTTGAAAGCCCTGAGTCTAACAAATCCCTAGCTAATGCTTCCAAAACATGGAATAGTAAAACAGGGATGACTTATAATGGAGGAACTTCTGTTAACTTAGATGATCCGTATAGTCAAGATACGGTTAGAAAGACACAATTTTTCTTAAGGTTTGGTCAGTGGCCCAAGTCTCAAAAAGCTTGGGACAATACAACCGCCAAATGGGATGCCGCAAGTAAACCCAAAGCATCAGGTTTGATGCGGGCTTACAATCCTGCTGTTGGTTATCGAGATCTAGTTTAATACCTTTCGACGGCTACCCCCTGCCCTCTTCATGGTGAAGAGCTACCGGAGGCCCCAGATAAAAGAGACTAAAAATGCAATCAGTACCTATGAAGTATCGTAACACCTCGTCAGTTGATAAAGAAGAAAAAGAAATTGAAGAACTAGAAGCTCAACGTGCTAACGCAGAAAATCCACCGGAGGAGGAGCTACAACCGGAAGAGGAAACCTTTAAGAAGCGATACGGTGACTTACGACGACATATGCAGAGTAAGGACACCCTATACACGGAAGAAGTAGGTAAACTTAAACACCAACTAGATGCGGTAACTCGAAAACAAGTCCGGCTACCAAAAAGTGATGAGGAGCTAGAGGAGTGGGCTGAAAGATATCCTGATGTTGCAAAGATTGTAGAAACGATCGCAACTAAGAAAGCACTAGAATCTCGTAAAGATATTGAAGACAGACTTGCTTACGTTGATGAACGAGAACGCCAGATAAAGGTTGAGAAGGCTGAACACGAGTTGGCTACCTTCCACCCGGACTATGAAGCTTTGCGTAACAACAAAAGCTTTCACGAGTGGGTAGAAATACAGCCTAAGTGGATTCAAGCTTCACTGTATGAGAATGAAACTGATCCTTTAGCGGCGTCAAAAGCTATCTCTCTTTACAAGATGGAGACTAAATCTAACTCGCTACCTACAGATGCTGCTAAATCTGTTTCTCGACCGCGTAGATCTGAAGAACCCTCTCTTGAAAAAAGAGGCACCTGGTCTGAGTCAAGGGTAAAACAGCTTCGTGGGGAACAATACGAAAAGTATGAAGAAGAAATTATGGAAGCAATCCAAAAAGGTGAGTTTGATTATGATCTTTCTGGGGGTGCGAGGTAATTTTTTACTTGACTTCTAAAAAATAGTATGTTATACTAGTAACTATATAATAAAAGCAGATCTTTCTTTGGTTTAACCCTTAGATGATCAGGGATCTGCTCTTTACCGGACGCCTCTAATACTATTAGACTACCGTCTACCACGTTTCTTGCTCTAATACTTATAATACTAATTATTTTTATTAGGGTACTTTCCGCTAACATCTACGGAAATTCAACTACCTGTACGACTTAGGCCGGTGAATACCTGACCCTAACTAGTCAGCCTTGAATGCCTACTGTTGGCTCTTTTAGCATATAGCCTGAAAGGAGATAACCGATGGCTTTCTCAACTGCTGCTGGTTACGGCAACCTTCCTAATGGTAACTTCTCACCTGTAATTTACAGCAAGAAGGTACAGAATGCGTTCCGTAAAACTAGTATCGTAGAAGATATCACCAATAGCGACTATTTTGGTGAAATTGCAAACTTTGGTGATAGCGTTCGCATCATTAAAGAACCAGAAATTACTGTTAAATCGTATGAGCGTGGTACCACTGTTACACCACAGGATCTCGATGATTCAGACTTTACTCTTGTCATCGACAAGGCTAACTACTTTGCCTTTAAAATTGATGACATTGAAGAGGCCCACTCGCACGTAAACTTCGAGTCTCTTGCTTCTGACCGTGCGGGCTATCGCCTTCGCGACCAGTATGACCAAGAAATTCTGGGTTACATGTCGGGTTTCATCCAGACTACTCTTCACGGTGCCAACGACACTGTTCGCGTCGCGGGAGATAAGTCTGGTACTGATCCAGCTACCGTTGCTGCTAACGGCCTTCTTGCAAGTATGCAGGTTGCTCGTAACAGCTTTGTTTCAGGTGGTGCAACTACCGACTCAATTGCTACCCATCCAGATAACTCGACCGGTGAAGCTACTCCGCTTCAGGTCTTGAATCGCATGGCGCGTCTTCTTGATCAACAGAATGTTGACAGCGAAGGTCGTTGGGTTATCATTGATCCGGTTTTTGCGGAACAGCTAAACGACGAAAACAGCAAACTTCTGAGTAATGATTATGCTGGTGGTCAGAATGCTGGTGACGTTCTTCGGAATGGTCGGGCTGTATCCGGTTTGGTTCGTGGTTTCCGCGTATACCTCTCCAACAACCTTCCTTCTGTAGGTACGGGAGCAGCTACTGTAGACACTAATGGCTCCGCGACTAACTACGGTGTTATTCTTGCTGGTCACGAGTCTGCTGTTGCTAGTGCTTCTCAGATCGAGAAGGTTGAAACTTACCGCGACAATGACAGCTTTGCTGATATCGTCCGTGGTATGCACTTGTATGGCCGGAAGATTCTTCGCCCTGAAGGTCTAGTCCGAGCCCACTATAATATTGCCGGTTAAGGGAGGGCATAGATCATG